TAATAGTTAGACTATATTCCATACACCCTTTGGGATCTGCGAGATGAATATTATTATCCATCATAAACTCTAACACATCTAATCTTTTTTGTATTCTATCTTTTAACTTCATTTCATCCAATACCTTTTAATTTGTGGGTTAACTTCTCGTTTTTCTTTTACAGGTCTTTTTATAAGTTTACCACAAGAGTGGCACTTTAAGTTTATTTCTAGCAACTCACATATTGCTTCTTCTTTTGGTAAAGCAAAGCACTGATGAGGGTGAAACATTTCTGTAGGCAAAGGAAAGCCTATATGTTTCATCTTACACAACTAAGTCAATTACGAAAAAACTAAATAACATAAATCCAAACATACCTACTTGTACTACTGACATAATAGCTACTTGTTTCATTGGATGTACATCTACAATTTTTTCAATCATTTCCTCACTAGGGGATAGATTTGCAACTTGTAATAATTTTTCTTCTTTCATTCCGTTTGTGCTTTTCCTTGTCTAGCCATCCATTCTCTATGGGTAGGTTTGTTTTTCATTATACTACGATTCTTCAAGAATGCTTGTCGTAATTCTTCATTCATTTTTTGTGATTTAGTCAATGGTTTTGTTTCTTTTTTCTTTTTTGGTGGAAATAGCCATTGTATTATTTTAATTCCCATTTTTTACAAGTTTCCTCTGAAAGTACAAATGCTGTGTACTTGCTTACTCTACACCAACCTTCGCTGAGAGTAGGAGTAATATTGTGCACGGGATCGTAGAATTTACAATCCCTGCACGGATTATCGGGCATAGGAGTAGCTCGTCTAGGTTTGATTTTCTTCAAAATTCTTTATACCAAATACATAGTTGTCTGCAGCTGATTCTGCATAACATTCTCCTTTTCCTTCATATCGTTCCTCTGCTATGAATACTTTTGTATGTTCTCCATCTACAAGTTGATTCTCGTAGTATTCACAACCCCATGAATTATCATCTAAATACTTATACACTATTACACTTCTTGCATTTCGTGAATACTGATGATACTCATGTTTGTCATTCATAACTAAATAACTCATAGTTTTGCTACTAGAGTTTCATACTCTGTGTAGCCTCCACAATAATTCCCGTTGACTTTAATCTGTGGGAATGTTCTTGCCTCTGGAAACTCCTCTGCAATGAAACCCATTTCAAAGTGTTCTCCTAATCTTTTATAAGTATAACTGTGCCCTTTTCTTTCCGCCAATGCTTTTGCTTTGTCGCAAAATGGACAGTTATCTTTTCCAAATATTTCTACTGTTAAGCTCATTAATCTACTCTCGCTATAACTTGAGGAATGATTTCCCCTGCTCTTATTACTTCAACAGAACAACCGATTTCAAGTCCAAGACCTTCAATGATTGCTATATTATGTAGAGTTGCTCTACTTACTGTTGCGCCATTTATATTAATAGGTTCTAGAATTGCTACTGGGGAGACGTTTCCTGACTTGCCAACTTGCCACACAACATCAAGTAGTTTTGTTACTACTCCTGCTGGTTTGGTTTTCTTGGCAAATGCTCCACGAGGATGGTGAGAAGTATAACCTAACTTTTCGAAAGCATTGTTATCTATAATTCTCCACACTTCTCCATCTTGAGGAAACATAGGATAATTACTATCTATAGCAGTCTCAAACCCACACTGATTTAAGAAGTTCATATCTTCTATATAATCATTTGTAGGATAAGGCTGAACGCTATATGCAATAAATTCCATACTTCCTGCTCGTTCTTTGAACTCATCAATATCTTTTAAGTTGAGTGCACCCGCTGCATAGTTTCTTGAGTTTTCTATGTTCTTATCTGCGACTACTTCTCCAGTAATTTGTAATATGTGTTTGTCCTGAGCGGGCAATAAATGTCGAGGAACAAGTTGTCGCATCTTTTCTGTGATGTCGACACCTTCTTTTCCGTCTCCTCGAGTTAAGGCACAAGACAATGTGCCATATATGTATTGTAGAGCAACTGCGGCTCCGTCTAGTTTGGGGGTGACTACTACAGGTTCTTGACCGTAGTCTGGTCTATCTTCCATTGTATATGCTTTTTGCAATGAATACATTGGAAAGGCGTGAGTCCATCTTACTGAGCGTGGGTCTTGTTTTGCTCCCACAACATCATTTAATGTACCAAGTTGAGCCTCCATTCTGTCATACAGTTCGTCTGACATAAGAGGTTTACCATTATAATAAGCAATCCTTGCTCGATTTATTAGTGCTTCTAAATTTTTCATATAGATATTATACTAAATTTATAAGCTGTTGTCAAGATTTATTTTTCGTAAGGTAAAACTTTCACACTATCTATTATACCGCCCCGTATGGCAGCTTCTAGCATTTTTGCTCCAGATAAATTTGGTTTTGGTTCTACGCCGAGATATAGTATAAACTTACATTCAGAATCCTGTTGTTTGATACAAAAGGCATTTGCAATAGCTTTTTTTATACAGTCTGTTCTTTGCTGATTATAAGTTTTACACTCTACAACAAATAGGGTGTCATCTTCCATATAATGAAAGTCTGCATCTACTCCTACTTCTGTAAATTTCTTTTTGCCTTTGAAATGTGGATTATGAGTTTGCACTAAAGTTTCATAGTCTATGCCTATTTTTGTGCTTTGTCTTTGAAAATTCATATTTTATGGTAGGTATATTTCGTCTAGTTGTTCTTTAAATTGTTCTTCTAAAACAGACTTACTTTCCGCTAGGGAGAGAATATCTACTAGACCTTCGAAGAGTCGTCTAGTATTTTCGAAGTCAACTTTCATAGTGATTCCATTTCGTGTAGGTTTCCATTCTTCGTCAAAGTCTAAATAATATTTTCGTAGAGATATATACTCTGTTCCACGAAATACATTTACTACTAATCGAATCTGTTCGTCTTCTGTTTGTTGTATTATTTTTTCGTATGGTGCGGGGGAATCGAGGTCAAACATTCTTAATCACTCGGTTGAGAGGTACAACACTCGTTACATTTTCAGGCACAAGTATTCTATAAGAATCCGTGTCCCAACAAAATAGCAAAACTGTATGCTGTCCTTCTTTTGCTCTATTTCTTTTCTGACGAATGTATTCTGTGGAAAAGTCATTAGTGCAAACATTATACTTTAATTTTCGTGAGTTTTGACTTCTATAAGTGATGATTGCATCACCAGAGTCGTCGAGTCTCTTCTTAAGCTCTTCTTTTTTCATTATTTCTCCAATTTAATCTAACAAAAACTCTTTTGAATTGTTAAATTGAGAGGTCACTTAAAAAGAATGCAAAAAACCAAGACATCTTGCAATGCCTTGGCTAAACTAAGTTACAACTACTTAATTATTTAATGCTTCTACGATACCTTTGAAGTATACTGCTGCTTTACCAGTTAGTTTACCGATAATAGCTTCATCAACTTCTTGACCTGCGTCTGACAATGCTGAAGTAAGACTTGCTTGAGCATCAGCTACTGATACTCGCCCGCCACCAGTAGATCCACCTGAGGATTTAGCTGCTGGAGTTTTTCTTACATAAACGCCTGCTTTAGTTAATATCATTCGAACTCCATTTGGTGATTCGCCAAGTTCGTCTGCGATTTCTTTTACAATTTCCATTGAAGTTTCAGGTGTAGGTTCTTGTTCCTGATACATTTCAACTGCCTGTGCTTTAGATTCATCTGTCCAAGCCATTCTTTTTCTCCTGTGTTTGTTTTGGATCCACTCGCCGTTCCATACGGGTTTCCAACCTGTTCGGTCGTACTGTTGCGTATAAAACCTGTCACTCATGTATATCCTTTTTTTAATATAAATATATTATAATGAAATTGAAACCAATTGTCAAGAAGTATTTTTCGGTATCTTATAGGACTTCCTATTTTGAAAAATACTTAATAATCATTTCAATCTTTTCTTCTGCTGCAGCGACTTTTTCTATCTGTGTTTCGATAGCCTCTACTACATCTGGATGCTCTCCAATACCAGCTGCCATTTTCTCATAGACTCTGATATTTGCAAGTGCGACTGCAATTTCACCTTCTAACTTTTTGATTAGTGCTTCTAATAAATAACTCATAATTCTCCTCTATGATTTAAAGTATTCGTCATAATGTCCGTCTTTGTACTTATGGTAAGTATCTTTTATAAAGACATAGCCATAGTAGAATATTCCTGCCCATACTGCTAGATTAAAAATAAACTTTGCTAGTATGAAAGGTACTCCAAATAAAAAATCTAACATGTTTTCTTTGTCTCCCAGTCTTCGATTGCTGCCTTGATACTCCCCTCTGCTAATACAGAGCAATGTAATTTAATGGGTGGAAGATTCAATGCTTCTGCAATGTCCTTATCTTTAATTAATTTTGCTTCTTCGATAGTCAATCCTTGTAGCATATCAACAAATAAAGAAGAAGATGCAATTGCACTTCCACATCCATAGGTTTTAAACTTAACTCCCATAATGCGATTGCTGCCTGGATCGATTCTTAACTGTAGTTTCATTACATCCCCACAAGCAGGTGCGCCTTGCATACCTGTTGCTACTGTTGGGTCTTTAGGATCATATTTTCCAACAGAAAATTGCTTAGGTGAGTTTAATACTCCCTCAAATCTGTCTACTACTTCTTTACTATATGCCATGTTTTAACTCAAAGCTTTGTCGCAAAATGCAACTATGAACTCTTTTGATAACTTATCAGATAATGCGATTGGAAGTGTTAGCGGCGTAGCGATACCAAAACCTAAGATTGCTATTGCCCATCCTAGTTTTTCTCGCTGTACAAGTACATTGCCACTCTCTACTGATTTTAAAAATCTTATAGAGGGATAATATAATCTAGCTAAGCTAACAGCCCAACCTGCAATATAAAAAGCTAAAAAGTATTTCATAAATATTCTTGTAAGTGTCTTAAACTTCCGATATTGTATGCAAGTCGTGGAGCGTAGTGCCCTGCGTCTTTTACCAATCCGAAGTATGGCGATTCACACTCTGCCATTTCGATTTCCCATAATAGATAGCATTTGCTACCATGTTTCTCAACGTTATGAGACTTTGTTACTTCTCGTTTTACAACTGCGATACAGTTGCCTTGAGCTGACCATACCCGCTCACCTTCAATAAAGTCTTCGGATACACAAGGTTCTGGTATCATAGCATTTCTAATACCTTCGTAATCGGTATCTGGAAGTTTTTGTGGTACTCCCATTCGTTCGATTACTGCTTTGATAAAAGCGGGGGAACGATATAATGCCTTTGCAATATCAGATACTACTGCCCCATTTAAGTAATGTTTTACTATGGAAACTTTCTCTGCTTCTGTTACGCCCTTGCCTTTATTCTGCGCTTTTCTTCTAGCACGAAATTCTATTGTTTCATTGTGGTCAGCAATGATTTTATTGAGACGAGTTGTATTGTATGCAATATGCAGTATTTCACACGCCTCTTTCTTAGTAATAGGTTTCTCTGCAGCTAGTAGTTCTATTACTTTATTGATATTTGATTCTGAGAGTTTTTCCTCTCTTTTCTTTCTAACTGCCATCTTTTTTGATCACTCCTTTGTGAATTAAATAGTCAATGCTTATCCATCCAAATACCCAATTAATCATTTTTTAACTCCAAATGATAATCGTTTAACTTTTTGAGTTCTTCTTCATGCATTGCACCTAGTAAGATAATTGTATAATGAAGGACTTTGTATAAATCTTTTTCATTTCTGCCATTCTTCTTTCCAAAACGCTGTGCATACTTTATTATATTACCAATACAGAAACCTTCGCCATGCCCATTCTCAAATACTATCTCTGTAGTTTGAGTCTTTGCTTGTGCATAGTGCTGATCATAAGTACTATCTATATAATTTTTCAGTCTAGTCTGAATTAAATCTTCGTTAAATTTATACACGAGTTATCCTTTTTTCGTAATCGGCATAATCTTCGTTCCACCAATGTGGTTTGTCTCTGTGAGACCACGCTGCGAAGGTTGCCTTGTCTAAGTGGTAATAATCTCGATAGCTTTGTATCGGATTGTCATAATCTCTAAGATCCTCTGGCATTGCCAGTCCGAACTTAGTAAAACCTACTCTTTCAAGATGTACTGGATCAGGTAGTTTGTTTACTACTTGTTCTACTGATT